TTTTAAAGAATGTGCCATAAAAAATATCCCCAAAATATTACTAAAAACCACTTTACCACAAAATAGAACTTTTGTGTAAACTTTTTTTGTAGTCTGTCATTAGTGATAATTCTCATAAATCTGTTTAAATCCATGTCCACTCCTAAACTTGAAAACACACTATACTCCTAGTTTAATAAATTGTCAAGACATTAATTATAATCTTTGTTTGACCAATTATTTAAATCATCAGAGTCAAGTTTATAAATGATTGACCCATTATTTGTTTCTTTGCAAGGCACAACATCATTTATTTCAACTAAATTTAAAAACTTATCTTTATTTATTTCTTTGTTATCTAAATAAAATTTATTCATTATTATCTCCTTTTGAAAAATGGGGGATTGCTCCCCCACTTAATTTTTAAACTATTGCATTTATATAACTAATTTTAGATTCATCACTCGAACCTAAATATACTTTATCTTTGACTTGAGGAACATAATTATTTATTTTATATTCTGCATCGTCAGGAAGAGGTAAGTAAAATAAAGCGTATGGTTGTTTAAATGAATCCATAGTCTTAATTAACTTCCTTATGTCTTTATTAGTTCTCCACTCCATAGCAGACGAAGCAAAGAAGTGAAAGTCATTATCTTTCATTTTGTATTCTCCATAGTTGTTATAGAACATTTAATACTTGTAAGATAATTTATCCTACAAGTTCATTATAGATATTAATTGTAAATAAATTGTTTCTAAATTGTAATATTTTGTAATAAATTGTTTCTAAATTGTAACAATTTAATCATAAGGCATTTATCCAACTTTTCTATTTGACAAGATTTGACAACTATGTTATAGTCGCTATTCATTTCAATAAGGAGATTTAAATGAACTTTACAGAGGCTGTAGCACACTTTAATAACTCAAGACGTAAGATGGCATATGCTTTAGATATATCTATTCAAGCTATTCAATATTGGGCTAAAGACCCAACAAAAGATATTCCAAAGAAGCGTGTAGAACAAATTGAAGAGATTTTAGTTAAGCGTAGACAATCTGAAACTATTCCTCAAGGACAATAGTATGATGCCTAGAAACTGGAAAAAATTTCAGCATTATAACAATAGGTGTCCACCTTGGATTAAAGTGCATAACGATCTATTAAAGAATCCAGATTGGTTTGCATTAAAAGATAGTAAAAGTGCTTGGGTTTTAATAAATGTTTGGTTGATTGCATCAGAAGATGTTGATGGAAATTTACCAGATAGCAGAACGCTAGCATTTCGCTTGCAAATGTCAGAAGATGAATTGAATAAACATTTATCTGTATTAAATCAATGGCTTATTGATAATGATAGCATCATGCTAGCATCGTGCAAGCAAAGTGGGGTTACAGAGACAGAGACAGAGAGAGAGACAGATATACATGTCAGTAGATTTAATGATTTTTGGAAAGAGTATCCAAGTAATAGAAAAGTAGGTCGTAAGCCATGTGAAACAAAATGGAAGAGAAACGGTTTAGATAAAATTGCAGATAAGATCATTACCCATGTTAAAGAGATGAGTAAAACTAAATCATGGATAGAAGGATTTAATCCTTCACCACTAACATACATTAATCAAGAAAGATGGGAAGATGAATTGCAAAAAGTTAGGAATCCGTGGGATGGTGCTAAATGAATATAGGTGACGCATTAGAAAAATTAACAGTCAATAAGGAAATTATAAATGAATATTATAAAGGTGAACATGCAAATGCAGAATTTCTTGTTAAGAGTACGGATGTTTTTACTGACTCGGTGGTTCGATATTTTAATTCTGAAATACACTCTGGCAAATCGTTGGGCTTTGTTAAAACGGAAGATGACTTTAAAATAAGACCTGCTGAACTAACTGTTTTGACAGGAGTGTCAGGGCATGGTAAGAGTATGTGGTTGTCTCAAATTATTTTATCTTTAATGAAACAAGATACTAAATGCTTAATTGCTTCTTTAGAGATGAGACCTGTATTAACTCTTGCTCGTATGGTTCAGCAAACATTAAAATCATCAGAACCTACAGATGAGTTTATAATAAAGTTTTGTGATCGAGCCAAAGAAAAGTTATATCTTTATGACCAAACAGGCTCTACCACATCAGAAGATATGATTGCTACATTGTATTGGGGTAAGCATGTCCTAGGTGTAGAAGTATTTGTGATTGATTCTCTTATGAAGATGTCAGATATTTCTGAAGACAATTATGAAAGACAAAAGCTTTTTATAGACAGACTTGCTACAACGTGTCGTGATTTAAACATACATGTATTTTTGGTGGCACATACTAGAAAGATGGCTGATGAAAACGTAGTTCCAGATGCTACTCATATTTTAGGCAGCTCGCATATTCGCAATTTATGTGATAACATAATTTGTGTGTTCCGCAATAAGAAGAAAGAGTATGATATTGAAACAGGTGACAAGACAGCAGAAGATTTAAAAGGTATTCCAGATTGCGTAGTATATTTACAAAAGCAACGTAATTATCCTGTAGAAGGTAAGTGGAATTTTTGGTTTGATAAAAAAGGTTTAAGTTACAAGGAAAGACCATGACCATAAATGAGTTTATAAAATATGTTCAAAAGTTGTATGGTGAAGATGCTACATACAAAGCAACATCTAAAGAAGGTGTAACTTTTAAATCTAAAGGATGGGATGACAAATATGATTCGGTTCGTTTTGACGAAGTACAATTACGAAAACTTGATAACAAAAATTAAGGCTCTTGATTTAACTAAAAGGTGGCGTGTGAATATTAGTGAAGAAAAAGTTGTAAGGTCACTTGAACAGAACGAAAGGCTGTGGTCGCTATATGGGTCAATTGCTAATTACATTGGTGAAGACCCTAGCACAGTTCACGAGTTGTTAGGCTATAAGTTCCTTCGCTATCAAACAGAGATAGCTGGCAATCCTGTGGAGTTGGTTAAGTCAACAACAAAACTCACTACAAAAGAAATGACACAGTATCAAGAAGACTGTGAAAGGTGGGCATCTACTCTCGGTTGGAGTTGGGAATTATGAGGCAACCAATTATTGATGGCATAGTTATATTTTGCATTGTATGGTTTATTGGTGGTGTTGCTAAAATTATTAAGTATTTTTATGAATTATCGTAGCAAGAAATTGTTAGAAGCGGTTCGTGAGTTTCCTTGTGCTATGTGTGGCAGACAAGACGGAACAGTTTGTGCAGGTCATTCTAATCAACAGCGTGATGGTAAAGGCACAGGCATCAAGGCTCATGATTATAGAATCGCTAGTCTTTGTTATCAATGTCATGATATGATAGACAACAACAAAGAGTTAGACAGAGCAGAAAGAATTGAAGCATGGGAGCAAGCTCATCGTAAAACTGTGGGTTGGTTATTTGATAGAGGGGTAATTAAAATTGGGTAAAGGTTCTGGAAGAAGACCACTGTTAATTTCTGAACAAGAAGCAGAAGACAACTGGAATAAAATATTTAAAAAAAATTACGAATACGAATTAAACAAGTCTACAGGTGAAGTAGAAAAACGTTTTATAGATGGCATATCTAAACCTAACGAAAGTCAATTTGATGGCGACAAGCCCAACGCAGTTAAGCCTTAAGAAGTTAAGAGCAGATGGATACCTTGTAGCTATTACAGAACGATGGAACGCTTTTGCAAAAATAAGACAGGACATGTTTGGCTTTATAGATTTACTTGCTATCAAAGAGGGTGAGATACTTGCAGTTCAAACTACCTCTGCTAGCAACATGTCAGCAAGGGCTCATAAGATTGCGGATAGTGAGTATGTGGGAACGGTTCGTAAGAGTGGTATGAAAATACATATTCATGGGTGGGTTAAAAATGGTAGAAAATGGGAATGTAAAGTAATGGATGTATCATAAGGAAAAATATGGAAGCTAAAGTTAGAGAATATAATGTTAAAGGTCGTTTAGTTCATATAGAAAAAATGCGTAATTTAATTTTAGATGCGTTAGGTGATAAATCTTTAACCATTGCAGAGTTATCTGAAGAAATGGGTATGGAACACAGAAAGATCCAATACATTGTATTAAACATGAAAAATTTAGGCATGTTAAATTCAACAGAACGTGAACAACAGGGACAAAAGAAAATATACAGATACTTTAAACCTAAAGTTAATTTATTACAAAACATATTTCACCCTATGCCAGACTTTAGCGACAGGATCAAAGGCATTTATATTCACACTGAAGAGGAAGCTAATGCACATAGATAGGCTTAAACAGATTTTAGATGATTGGGCTAGATGGATGCACGCACCAAGCACAAAGCTAGGCTATCCAAGCAAGTCATTGGGTATGATTAGCGGTGGTGAGTCTACTAGCGATGCTTTTGAAGACATGGTGTCAGAGATGGATATAACCAATGTTAGAACAATTGATGCAATTATAAGCAGTTTGCCCAAACATCAGAAAGATGCGGTATACGCTAGATACTTAAAAACATCTAAATACGATGACTATGAGTATCAATTAGGTCTTGCTTTCGATAACATGCTATCTATGGCTTCTAGGCGTATAGTCGCTTGACACGAGTATTTAACTATGATATAATTCGCCTGTTGGGATAGTCTCGCCCATACTCTCCGTAGCACATTTAAGCCCTTATAAATAAAGGGCTTTTTTTTTGGATAAAATATGAAGAAACCTACAACAAAAAAAGGTAAGTTAGCTAAAGTAGCTAAAGTCATGGGTGAATTTAAGCAAGGTAAGCTTCATTCAGGTAAAAGCGGTAATATTGTCAAAAGCACAAAACAAGGTTTAGCGATCGCTTTATCAGAAGCGGGCATGTCAAAACCTAAAAAACGTAAATAATCGTTTCAGGGTAAACTCAATTACTTTAAATAGGATTGTCAATAATCCTAGCAAAACAAACCCTAATAATAAGTCTACAAGAAT